TGGAGTTCAGACGTGTGCTCTTCCGATCTCCGGTTGCGCCCGGCGCGCCGCAAATTCCGCAAGCGTGGATGTCAACCCTGCCGCCCGAATTGCAAGCTGACGCCACGCTGGGGCGCTATGCCGATGTCGAGGCGCTGGCGCGCGGTCATCTGGCGACCAAAGCCGCTGTTGGTGCGCCCAAACTTCCAACCGCTGACACGGCGCTGGATAATTTCGAGGCGTTTCATGCGGTGCGCCCTGGCGATGCAGCGGCCTATGCCGTCGAGGTGCCCGAAGGCTATCCAGCGACCTATGCCGACGGTTTCCGCAAGACGGCGCATGATATTGGATTGCATCCGTCGCAAGCGGCGGCGCTGGTCAAATTCAACAATGAAGCCATCGCTGCCGAAACACAGGCGGCGGCAGTGGCAGCGACCGCCGAGCTGGACAGTTTCAAGGCGCAATATGTCGCCCAAGGCGGCAATTTCGATGCCAATCTGTCGCGGGTTGCGGCGATGGTCCAAGCCAGCGGACTTTCCGAAGAAGATGTTCTGGTCGGCCTCGATGCGATGCAAAAAGGATTCGGTGCCGCTCCAGCGATGAAATTGCTGTTTGCGCAAGCGGAGCGTTTTGGCGAGCCGGATTTGCCGCCAATTCCGCTGGGCGATGGATCGGCGTTCGTCGTGGCGGGTCAATCGGCAGAAGCGGTGGCAACGCAGCGCCGCGAATTGCAGAAAAATCCCGAGTGGGTCAAGAAAGCGAGCCAGCCGGGAACCCCGGAACAGCGCCAATTTAATGCACTGGTCCAGGCCGAGGCGCGCGCCGCGAGCAAGACGCCGCGCTGAATATCCTGTCGCACCAAAAATCCGGTTGACAAATTTGCCGCTCCGGTCATTTTAAGCGCAATCCCTTCCCAGGGACGCCCGCCGCCGCAGTTAACCTTTCGGCGGCGGCGGGCAACAGGGGAAGTCCGGCATCCCCGCGCGCTTTGGCGCGTCGGCCCCGGTGCAGGTCCGCCAAAGAGGCGGCGGCGAGCGAGCCGTTACCAATCGCGAGACGGCCCGGCATTTGCCGCATCCCCGTCGAAAACCATCCGATTTGATGTTTTTTGACCAAGACCGGTTGACCTGACCGGCACAAATGGGGAAGCAGAGATGCCCGATTTTCAAGATGTAATTCGCACCGTCGAGTATCGCGCCGCCGTCGAATTGGCGCTGGCCGAAGATCGCGGACTGTTCCGCCCGCTTGCCATGCAGTCGAGCGATACGGGCAAGGCAATCGAGGTCACCGACCGTTTTTCGCGACTATCGTTTGAAAAGATCGAGACGCGCGGCGGCAAGACCGAACACACCGCACCGACGGTAGAGCGCCGTTGGATCAAGAAGCAAAAGCGCGCCGGTTTGGCCGTATTGCTGGACGAGGACGACAAGTTGTCCACCAAGGTCGATGCGAAGTCGCCGATCGTGATGGCAACCGCCGATGCAGCGCGGCAGTATCACGATATCGAGTGGTTGCTGGGCTTTTACGGCATCGCCTATGTCGGCGAAGACGGTGCGGACACGGTCGCGTTCAAGTCCGCAAATATCATCGCGGCTGATTATATCACGCCGGGAACGCCTAGCGGGCTGACGTATGAAAAGATCCTGCAATTGCAGTTTCTGCGCAAGCGTCGCCATGCGCGGGTCAAGCCCGGCGATGGGCTGCATGTCGCGGTTACTGCCTATGAAATGCGCGACCTGTTCCGCATCGACAAGTTCATCAACGGCGATTTTCGTGCGACCAAGCCGCTGGAGAGCGGCGAAATGGCCAATTTCATGGGCATCAATTGGGTGCCCGCCGAAATCGACGACGCGACGCAATATAAGGCGGCGGCGGCGCTGGCGGTCAATGGCAGCGGTCATCGCCGTCTGCCGTGCTGGTTGCCGTCGGGGATGGCTTACAACACGTGGCTGGAATTCTCGGGCCATCAGGACATCCGCGCCGACATGAACCACGACGAACAGATCGCGGGTTATGCGAACGGGCGCGCGACGCGGACGCATGAGGATAAGTGCTTCATCATTGAATGTGCGGGCAGCTGATTGACGGGTGGGCGTGAAAGCGCCCGCCTGTTTGTTTTGTTTCGGGCCGCCGCATTTGGCGAGCCGATTAGGAGAATGAACATGCCAACGGGCTATGGAACGAATGCCAAGGGTGTGCTGGATGGCACCGATCCCTTGAAGAAAGTCAGCGGCGCGAAATGGGGCGGAAATCCGCGCAACTTTCGCGAAGTGCTCGATCTGGCAAATGCCGATGTCAAGCGCGTGGTGGCCGACACCAATCTGCTGTTCAAAAAACCGCGCGGCACGATCATCACCGGCATGAGCGTCGTGTCGAGCGTGTCGCTAGGCACCAGCACGTTGGCCTTTGGCGTTGCTGGGGCAACGTCCAAATATGGCGCTGCAAAAGCCTATGGCGTCACCGCCAAGGCGCGCGTCGACTGGTATGAACCGGCGGCGATGGATGACGATGATGCCGATGGCCTCGAAGAGGTTGTCTTTGTCACTATTGGCACCGCCGATCTTCCCGCCAGCGGCATTGTCATCATCGATATGGAAGTTTTGTCGAAGGGTTAAACCCAATGATTTTGCTGATGGGCTGACGCCCAGAGGCGAAAAGGCGGCGCACGAGGTAATTCCTCTTTGCGTCGTGCGCCGCCGGTCCTTTCCAGGGGTGGGCAGGACCGGCGGCAATTTCTTTCCCACCCCGGCAGGATGCGGGAATCGTCATGGGTCAGGCAGCGGGCGATACCGAAATTGCCAATATGGCATTGGCGCTGCTGGGCAGCTCGACCCGGCTGAATAGCATTTCGCAGAGTGGACCGGTTGCGGATGCGGCGCGCACCAGCCTGTTGTTTCGGCCTGCCGAACTGCTGGAAATGCACAATTGGAACTTTGCGTTGCGGCGGCAGTCATTGCCGGTCACGAGCGCGACGCCTGCGGCGGATGAAGAATATCCGTTCATGATTAACCTGCCGCCGGATTGCCTGCGCTGGATTCCGTGGTCGCGCGACGATGTGCATTATTTCCGCGCCGAGCGCGAAGGCATGGTGTTGCTGGTCAAAGACAGCGCACCGCAGATCGTTCGCTATGTCTTTGCCGTGACCGACCGAACGCAATGGTCGGCGCTGTTTGTGCGTGCGCTGGTGGCGCAGGTGGCGCACGATCTGGCCGAACCAGTGTCGGCCGACAAGTCGAGCCGCGACCGCGCCGCAACTGCATTTGATGATGCAATGGCTATGGCCAAACGCATGGACGGGCTGGAAACGGGACGCACCGACCGCCCGCCAGCTTGGAGGTTATCCAATGCCGTCGCCGCCATGGGCAGCGGCGTTCGCCGTGACCCCGGCAGGTGGCACGAATGAGCAAGGTCACTCCGGCCCAAGTGAGTTTTGCAGGCGGCGAATTGTCGCCGCACGCGCACGCGCGAATCGACCAGCGGATTCGCGAAATTTCGGTGCGGCGGATGCAAGGATGGTTGCCGCGCGTGCAGGGGCCGGCGGAGGCGTGTCCGGGCACGATCGATCATGGCCCGCTGCGCGCCGTGACGGCGGTGCCGATCCCGTTCACGTTCAACCGCACGCAAAGTTATGTGGTCGAGGCGACGCCGGGCAAGCTGCGCTTTTACACCAATAATGTCCGCATCAATATATCGGGCGGTGCGGCCTATGAAATCGACGCGCCATGGACCGCGCAGCAGTTGAAAGAGCTGTTCTGGTGCCAGTCGTTCGATGCGCTGTATCTGTATCACCCCGCCGTCCAGACGCGGCGGTTGCTGCGCACCGGGGCCACTACGTTCGTGCTGGAGCTGGTCGATTTCGAGGGCGGGCCGTTCGAGCGGCAGAATGTGAACAAAGCGATCAGCGTGTCGGCTTCGTCGAACGAGGGCAGCGTGATCTTGACCGCGAGCGCGGCGATTTTCGCGGCCACCGATGTTGGCCGGTTGTTCCGCATTGAAGCAAGCGATTTGGGCAGCATACCGGCGTGGGATGTCGGTATGACGGTGACGGCGGGCGCGCTGCGCCAGTCGAACGGCGTGATTTATCAGGCGGTGTCGTCGGGCAAGACTGGCGGCAACGCGCCGACGCATGGCGAAGGCGTTGAATGGGACGGGATGGGCACCGCCGACGTCAACGGCAATGTGTATGGCGTCCAGTGGATGTATTTGCACGACCGGTTCGGCTTGCTGAAAATCACCGGATTTACCAGCGGCACGGTGGTCAGCGCGACGGTGCTGCGCCGCCTGCCCTATTCGGTGTCAACGACGACGAGTTATGCCGGGGCTTATGACCCCGACAATGGCGGATATTACACACCGACGGGCTTTGACCCCGGCACTTATGACTGGACCGAAAGCTTGCCCGGTGGTGCGGTGGCGGGAACGCCTGGCACCTGGCGCTGGCAATTCGGGTCATTTTCCAACACCAGCGGCTGGCCGCAATGCGGGTGCATCTGGCAAGAGCGGCACATGGTTGGCCACCAATCGACCGTGCATGGCAGCGTCATTGGCGGGCTGACCGATTTTTCTCCGCTGAACGAATTGGGCGATGGCAGCCGCGATCAGGCGATGGCGTTGGTCATCCCCGCCGCCGATTATGTGCAGTGGATGGCGAGCGACCAATATCTTTTGGTCGGAACGTCGTCCGCCGAAATCCGCGTTGGCCCCAATAATTCGTCGGCGGGTGTAGGGCCCGGCGCGGTCGAAGGGCCGGAACAAAGCGATTATGGTGCTGCGCCCGGTATGGTTGCGCGCGCAGCGGGGCGGGTGCTGTTCATTCAGGCGGCACGCCAATCGGTCATGGCGCTGGGCTATACGGTCGAGCGCGACCGGTTTGACGCGCCCGATTTGAACAGTCGCGCCAACCATATTGGCGACCCGGGACTGGGCAGTATTGCCTATCAGAAGCATAGCCGGATGATTTGGACCAACCGCGACGACGGCGTGTTGGCGTGCGCGCTCTATGACCCGCGCGAAGAGGCGTTGGGATGGGCAACGCGCACGCTGGGCGGCGCCATGAAGGCGACGGGCATTTGTTGCATTCCCGACCCCGACGGGCGGTTTGACCAGCTGTGGATCACGGCGACCAATGCCGCCGGGACCGAGGGGCGGATGCTGCGGATGGCGCGGAC